CGCAAAGTTATCGCCACTATCAACTACACCGTTACCACGAGCAGTTGAATAGTCAGAATCAAAGTTTACAAACCATACATATTCAGAACGTTCATTAATAACATTCTTAACAAAGTTTGTAGTACCATCAGCATTCTTTGCGTCAGTCGCAATGGATACGAAAGGATAGCGCTCAAGAACAGAGTTTTTAGTTCCTGTAAACTTTCCATCTTTATCTACGACAACTACATGAATTTCATCGTTTGACGCGTTCCGGTCTGATGCATAATCTGAAGTACCTGGTACGGCATCAAATTCGCTTTTATAAGACCATGCGTTGAATGCTGTTGACGAAGGACCACACATTGAAACCTGAAGCGAATTACCTAGTTCGCCAGGATATTTACCAATAAAGGTGTGTGAATCTGAATCAAGACCACCAAATTGATTGTCAAAATCAGCTTCATTTTTTACTACTCTAGCTGGTAGAGAGTTAGCTGAATCAGCTGCTAATTGACCTATATTTGAGTGGGCATTTCTTGCGTGAGAAGTGATCTCACGAACTGTTTGAAGTGAGCCTGAATATTTCAGGAAATAATTGGCTGAATGCCAATCGATCGTATTGTCAGAATCTGGAGAAGCAAAAGTGTCGACAAGAGTTGCCTCATTGTCTATCAATACTCTTTGCTCAACTGGACCCCAACGAAAGTTTCCGACAATTGCGCCTGTAGTTGACTGCACGTTTGGAACGCCACCAGTCAGATCTATTTCTTTGACGACAACAGCCGGCGATTGAGACGGTGTTGAAAGTGCCATTTATCTTTCCTCTTTAAAAATTATATGTTCCATGATACGAATAGTCAACTTATCATTATTTATAATTTTGTTACTTTATAGTACTGGGTCTTCAGGATCATAGATAAACCTTTGAGTTTCTTCTCGTATTTTCCACGGATCTTCAGTATTTTCAATTTGTTCTGAATATTGTCGTCCATCATCAATTATTCCAAAAGGCACTACGTTATCTTCGATCTCTCGCATTCTTTGTTTAAATATCATTTCTTTAAGATTAATATCCGTCATGTCAGCAAAATACTGAGTTGAAACGAAATACCCAAACATTACAAGATTCATCATCAAGTCGTCATGATTACCCTCAGTCGCTTCATAAGACTGACCTCTTGCTTCAAATGTAGAAATCTCAAGTATTGTTTGTTCGTCTACGATCTGCAGTTTACCATTTTCGAGAATGTCTTTTATGGCTGAACAGCCAAGTCTTTTTGTTTTACGGGTGATTTCAATACCAAGAGCGTTAGCCTTGATAGCGGATTCAACGTGCATGTTTTCATATTCAAGATCGTGATATAACCCGTTACAGACAACTGAGCCTTGATCATTTGCTTCAACTACCACGTAAGCTTCATTGTAGACTTTTGCGTACTTATATATAACATTAGGGAAGAGAATTGGAGAGATAGTGTTGTTGCGATATACAGCCACCTGCTCAAAAGGTCTTGTGCTAATATCGAGTATGTTAAAAGTAGAATAATCCTGTCCTCTTCCCTTGCTTACATCTACGGTCATGATATAATCATGATCTTTCTCTGTCTCTTTGTAAATTTTCAGTAAACCATTTTCAAGTAATCTTTTATACGGTTTTGCTCTAAGACTTAAAAGAGTTTCAGCATTTATAAGCGTGTCACCAGTTCCAAAGAATGTATTACCAAACTCTTGATCGAACTGTAGTTGACTTGTGTTTGCTATTGTTTCAGTCTTCCATTTGCTGTCTCGACCAGGTACGTCCCACCAATCGACACGAAAAGGCTTAAACTGATTTATTCCTTGGACAGCTCCTTCCCAAACCTTGTGGAACTGGTTACCAATTCCGTTAGCTGTCGATGTAACAATGATTTTAGTGTCTGTACCTGCTGAAACAACCGGATACGTTGAGGTATAAAATTCTGCAGCACGCTCAACAAAAGCAAACTCATCAAGATAAAGTAGATTGACAGACATACCACGAATAGAACTACCGGAAGTAGCAGCAGCGACAATCCTGGAATTATTACTAAACTCCAAAGAACCCTTATTGAGTGCTTTCGATCCAGGCTGAAGAAAGAACGGAATATTTTCCAGCATGAGCGTAATTCTCGCGAGCATTTCACGCGCAGTCGCGCCCTTGTTCGCCAAGATGGCCACAGTTTTTTCAGAATTAAAGAGGACGAACCAGAGAAGGTACGCACAGGCGCTGATTGATTTACCAGATTGACGACATGCGAGAATGACATTGAATCTATGCTCCTCAAAATGGTTAAACATTTTTTCTTGATATGGATATAAATCAAAATTCACAAGCCCTTTATCGAGCGCAATTACTTTCACGTAATGACGAGCAAAGTATATGGGATCTGTCATACACTTTTTATATTCCTTTAAAAGATCAGGTGTCCACGCCTGCTGTACACCGTCTCTCTTAACATTAGGATTTCCCAGATACGACTGAGTTTGGCTCGACATCGATTACTTCTTCACTTTCACGCAACATTCTTTGTATGTCTGTAGTTGAACCCATAAAATAATTATTTTGTTGATTCTCTACTTGTTTCACTTCATCTGTCTTATTTATGTCTTTCTGTTTCTTATTGAGATCCATAAGTCGATCATTAACGTCAGATACGTTTTTGATCATTGTTGCCAAAACCTCATAGGCTCTTGGATGCTCTGATTCTCGAGCAACTTCGATCATGTTTTCAAGAGCGTCTTTACCTTTTTCGATCAACTCATAATATGTTTCACGTGAATAATCATAATCGTTACTTACATTATCTTTATCACTAGACATTTTTCAACCTTTAAGTTGTTGTTCCATATATTGTACCTGAGTTATTCAAGGTGTATGCATTTCCGTTAGGGTTTATTGCTGCTCCAGCAGCACCTCCAGATGCAGCAAGAAGACCGGATGTTCCTACATTGATTGATACACCGCCACCAGCGGCGCCCCATCCACCTCCGCCGCCTCCAAAGAAAAGCTGAGCATAATTTGAATTTGATCCAAGTCCGCCTTCTCCACCAGCTACGCCTGCATCTCCTCCATCGCCTATTCCTGATGGTGAAGGATTGTCAAATGGAGCAACAAAGTCTCCTCCGGCTCCTGGTACTTGTCGACCTCCACCAGAAGATCCTCCACCGCCTCCTCCGCCGGCATTAGTAGCACCTACACCGACTCCTGGTTGACCTATAGATCCTCCAGCTCCAGATGAGAATGAAGTTCCCGCTCCACCAGCTCCACCACCTGCGCCGCCACCGCCTCCAGAAGTTCCTCCAGTGAGAGTTGCTGCAGCGCCTCCACCGCCTCCGCCTAAAATATAAGAGCCGCTGTTATTAGTAATAGTTACTCCAGTCGAGGTTATGCTAATCGCTGGTCCACCTGCACTACCATTCCTTGAGCCAATAGTTCCTCCAGCACCGCCTTTACCCATAATAATACTGTTGTTTATTATGGTACAAGGTATATCAACTATGATAGATGCAACTGTAGTGTCATTTGACCAAAGGTAAGCACCAGTTGGTATTTCAAAGGTTCCACCACTAGTAATAAAATTAGATACGGTAATTTCTTGTAATTGAAATAATCCGTTGGTTTTGCCTGCGCTATAAAAATCGCTAAAAGACATAGAAGCTCCTGATGATCTAAAAATTAAATTTCTTATGTCAGATTCATTTAGATTAGCCGCCGTGCCAGTTGATCCGCCGCCTTCTATATGAATCTGATTTAGACTAATTGTGCCAGATGACTGTAATGCCATTAGATTGATCCGAATGCTGAGACATCATTAACTGATGTGATGTGTCCATTACTAGCAATTTTAGCCACTGCTGTACCACCGTAACTAAATACCAAATTGTTACTTCCATCAACGGTTATTGTCCAGTCTGAAGCACCATCGCCAAGAGTAACTCCGCCTTGATTAGTAGACCCAATACTTTTAAGTTGAACATAAGCTGAATCTATTAATTGAGTTGTAAGCGAAGAATCTAAAAGCTTTTGTCTTGCTTGAATATATGTTGCGTCTACAGTTGATGTAACAAGACTTGAATCTTGAAATCTGTCACGAAGTTGAACATAAGCAGAATCTACAAGCGCAATTGTAAGATCTGAATCAAGAGCTTCGTTACTAATTAATCGAATTACACGAGCTGAATCTACAAAATCTGTATCAACCACTGGTATTGTAGGTGTGCCTGTTAATGAGGAATATGCTTTGTCCTGCCGAGCTTGTATGTATGCTGCATTGATAAGTGCTGTCGCTCTACTTGAATCGAGAGCATGCTCATCAATCAAAGTAATTGTTGCTGCAGAATCGGTTGCAGCTCTTTGACGAAGCCGTACATATGCAGAGTCAATAAGTCTTGTTGCTCGTCCAGAATCAAGAGCGTTTTCGTCAATCAACACTAATGCTTCTGCTGAGTCTAAGAAATTAGTGGCATCAACTCTTGCGTTGACATAAGCGGAATCTATTAAACGAGTAGCCCGTCCTGAATCTAGAGCGTTTTCGTCAATAAGTCCTAAAACTTGTGCTGAATCCGGTAGGCCTTCAATCTGACTTTCAAGATCTGTAAAGTTGCCATCAAGCTCATTGAAGGTGAGCGGAGTTCCTTTCGTATTTCTAAGTGTAATGGTCATGAGCTATCTCCAAAGGCTAAAGCGACATCGGTATTGAATCCATAGTCACTGTCAGGCATGCCTATAATTGAAGTTGGATTCGGTGTTGTTGTAATTGTTTCAAGAAGAATATCTGAGTCTAGTCCTGCACCTTGATTTTGTAAAAATACCTGAGCTTTTGATGTGCGAATAATATCGCTTGAAGAAATAGGTCCATAGAAAGCAACTTTCATTTCAAAATCAATTGAATATATAATTGTTCTTCTTTGCTCAAGTGCTCCTTCGAAATCATCTTGAAAAGCGAGACTCTGTATAATAATTGGAATATCCTCTTTAAAGTCTGGATACTCGTCAGGAAAAGGTTTAATTGTTAATGTGTACTGTGGATTAAATGTTGGTATGATCTGCTCTACAATTTGTAAAGCATCA